TGCCTTGGATCGTGTAGTTCAATGCTTGGCGCTCGGCTGACAACAGCTTGCGGCCAGCCTGGATCGCTGCATACTTCTGATCTTGGTCGGTGCGAATCTGTGCCAGGCGCAAAGTATCCGCAGCCTGCACTTCGTACAAACCTTGCTGGTAGATAGCCGCAGTCTTTTGAGCGCCTGCTTGTGTGATGGCTGTGGCCAAGCCCAAGTAAGGGGCTGCAGAATTGATGCCGGTTTGTAAGCCAGTAAAAGCTGCGCCAGCAGCGCCAGCAACAGTTTTTGCAATACCACTACCCGCGTTAATAATGCTGGCCCAGTCGAAACCGCTCGATGTGTCCAGACCAGAAAATACGCTGTAGTCAAAGCTGCCAATCTTATAGTCATATGGGTTGGTAAATGCGTATGCAGAAGCATCGATGCCGGACAGCGAGGCCGTAGAGCCAAAGCCGCTGGCCAGGTCATAAGTCACGTTGGATGTGCCAATGGTATTGAACCCAGACCCGGTGCTGCCAGAAAAATCAAAACTGTAATCTAAGATGCTCATCATGTACCTCCAGTCACCGCGATCTTGTATTCAATGCCCAGCAGGGTCATCTTCAGCGGCAAGCTCTGTGAAATCTCTACGCTTGCGTCGCGGCTATATCCAAGCACACCATTGACTCGCTTGCTTCCGGTGTATGTTGGCTCTGGGTCATCAAGCAGCGGATTGTCAAACGTGCGGAATGGCACAGGGTTCTCATTGATCTCAAGATGCTGCGTATTGTCCACCAATGCGGTGATCTCGACAATGCGCTTTTTGAAGCCAATGCGTGTGCCAGTCTGCAGCTTAATCTCGACCGGCATTGTCTTGGCATACACAGTGAACGGCAGACCCACCTCATAGCTGGTTGTTGACTCGCGGTCAAACGTCACAGCGCCACTGCCGTTGACGGTCTCATTGCCCTGCGGCACGCCATCGCAAATGACGTTCAGTGACTTGCCAATGTGAGGCAGACTTGTCGCACCACTTGCAGATCCACCAACAAACGCGCAGTCAGTGAAGTTGTCAAAGTTAAAGAGCTCGACAAAGTATTTGTCAACGCTGTTGAATGTCCGCTTCACAACAGCATAGATGTCGGTCACATCGATGCTGACATCTTTGAACAAACCGTCAGTGACAAACTCAGACGGCGCTGTGATCTGCTGTGATCGCATGATGCTGAATGCAGCGATTGTGCCGTCAGTGTCGTTGACCATCAAAAGCAGATCACCCTCATCCGTACTGTTGGCACGACGCAAAGCCATCCTGGTCGGAGCTTTGAGCAAGTGGCCAGACAGCAATGAAATGCGCTGAGTCACATACGTCAGCTGCGTATCAGAGAATAAGAACTCATTGATTGACTTGCCCTGGCGCTGAATGTACACAGTGCCAGACTCAAGCGATTGCACGCGAGTGCCAGGCTTTGTGCCATTGCGGCTCACACCCTTGAATGTAAACGTCAGCGGAGTGATTGGATCAGTGCCAGATTGAGGCACATAGAACTCAGAGCCAGTCGTGAACACTTGCAAGTCACGGCCAGAGATCATGTCAACGATCACGTTCAATGAGCTGGTGTCCAGCGTCGCTTCTACTGCGTCGTCATCAAATGACTCGGTCGGAATAAAGTCATCAAAGATGCCGATCTTGGAGCCCCAAATTGTGGAAGGGCGCGACTTGGAGCCGCCGAAGTACAGGCGGCCTTCATGGAATGTGACGGTGCGTGGCCATCCCCTTGCTGAGCTCCAGACATCCTCATACAAACATTCGAGAGACCAGTTGCCAGTTGTCCTGGCAGTTGTATCAAAGAACGGGTATTCGGTTACAGCCCGCACCTCTGTGTCACTCACAAACTCAATGATCCTTGCGCGACCCTGTGGGCTTGCGTTGACGTACTGATAGACGCTCTCAAGCGCAAATGGCACAACCTTGTAGCTGTCACCCGCCGATGGTGCTGTGTCCCATGCAGGGAAAATTGTGGCAACCTTGGTTGTGCCGTTGTACGCACTTATTTTTCTGGCCTTGCCTGCTTGCGAGCCAGTGGTCATGTGAACACACAAACCAACATAAATGTTATTGGTTCCACTTGCAGCAGACTTCAACGTGACAGAAGTAGTTGTGGCTGCCTGCAAATTGCCGGTGTCGCCAGTGTATGCCGATACTGACAAAGTAATGTTGCCAGATACAGCGCTTGGAGTTACCGAAGCAACAGGCTCAAATGACTGCAAATTGAATGCATGCTTTGGAATGCCAGTGAATGCATATGTGCTAATTGTCCAATCAGCATCAGTTGCCCCACGCACCAGCTTTACAGGCGCCATGTCAGGATGCACCAAAAACATGGTGTCAGCCGACTGAGTCCAGTTTAGCTGGCCAAGCATTGCGCTTGTAATACTGGTCGTCAGGTATGCATTTCCACTGCCATTGATTGCCGTGATCTGCACGCCGTCCTTAAATACATACATGCGATTATTTGTGAAACAAAGCATGTAGCTGTCGTCGACGTTAAATTCAAATGGAACCAGGCGAACGCCATCAGCCGCAGCGCTTGGCAGCTCAGCAATGTGCTTTAGACCAGGGCGACGACGCATGCCACCCTGTGGCTGGATCAAGACGTTTGTCGCTTTGGCCAGCGCATTGTTGTACTGAGCCAGGTCAATACGCGCACGCAGCAGTGGGTCAAGCTCACCAGTGCTGAAGTTTGATTGGATGTCGACAAAGCGTGGCATTAGCCCCTCACTGCGATAAGGCTGAAGTCTTCAATCACACGGGTTGGTGTGCCCTGGCCATCGATGTTCATGGCTGTGCGCATGTAGCCACCACGGCCATTCTCTGATGGGCCACCAACGGCAACGCTTTGCCAGTATCCGGCGCGGTCGCTTTGCTCTGTGATCGGCATGGCCAAGTGCCAGGCCATCATGTATTTGAGCAGCTGCACAAAGTATTGAGGCATCGCAAACTCGCCAAGGCTGTACTGATAGTCAAGGTAAACAGCTGGCAAGTTTGTCAACAGCTTGTCGCCCTGGATCTCCCAGTCTTTGGTTGGGTATGCGTTTTGTGCTGCGCTTGGATAAGCTGCACGCACAGTGCCGAGTCGGTCGCCTGGCAGCTGGTATTCGTAGCGCCAGACAGAATTAGGGGTTGTGATCAGCCGCGAAAGCTGAACCTTTTTTGTGTTGAATGTCCATGGGTATGTGGTCAACACTGAGTCACGAATGTCAGGGTATAGGCGGTCACAAACACTGGCCGCATCAGTACCGTCATTAAATGACGTGATGGATTTTGCACCCAGCATCAGCAGGGCATCGGAACAAATTGAAACGCCAGTATCGCCAGCAGCCATGATCACCTCTCAATGTGAGAAGGGCCAACCTCCGAGAATCCCCAGAAGTTGGCCCACTTTGCTCAAACCGCGATGTTTAATCGCTGTCTGTGTTGGCCAAAGTTGTACCGTCGTTCACGTCAACAACGCCAGAAGCGTTAGACAGAACGTAGACCAAAGTTGCCACAGCTGTGGTGCCAGTGCTGGTCACACAGTAAATCAAGTCGCCGACTTCCAACATGGAAGACAGTGAGTTGAAATAACCTTCAGTATTGACTGTAGCAATGCTGTCGGTTGTTTTGTATGCGTAGATGCCAGGGGCATTGCCACGCTTTGAGGCTGAGATAACAGCCAAGCCAGTTGCGGAATAAGCCATGATTCAAGCTCCTTTTAAGATCAAGATTCGCGGCAAGTGAGTTGAACGATGCCTTCAGCGTCGATGGCGATGGCGCCAGCGCTGAACACTTCGTTAACCAACCAGCTGGTCTTCTCGGGGATGTAGTTGATCTCAGTGCGCATGCCGATGCCTTCGCCGTAGCCGATGGCTGCGGAGTGGAAAGCGTAGCAAGTACGATCTGAAGAGCCGTCGATGGGCAAGCCACCTTCAGTGCGATCACCCAATGTGTGGAATGTGAAGCCCAAGAAGGTGTTGATCTCGCCTTGAACCAAAGCCTTGACTGTGTTGAAGTCAGAGCTGGTCACGGCTGTCTCGCCCAAGAGGCTGTCCAAACCATTTGCGTGGATGATGATGTGACGGCCGTCTGCAGGAACGTTGTTCTTGTCGAGCAACTTCTTTGCATTGCGCAGCTTGGCCACGTTCAAGTTGGTGTCAGAACCACCGATGTCGTTACCGACAGTCAATGATGTGCCAGAGGCTGCGAGTGCATCCAAGATCAACTGATCTTGACGGCGGCCCATAGCGGCGGCAACTACTTGAACCAACTCTTGACGCTCGTCAAAGTTGACTTTGGCCTGGCTGAAGATGTCGCTGTATTCAGCGGCGTTCCAGTCAGACAATGTCAAAGTGACAGAGCTGAAGCCCACGTTCAATGGGGTTACATCGGTTTGACCAATGCGGGGGGTTGCGACGCCCTTACCGACTTTTGGGAACTTGACGGTTGAGCCTTCGACTCCACGGCGCTGACGTACGGCAGGAACCAGCATTGCCTTACCTTGGTAGGCTTGCTTGACCTCAGCGTCGAAGAGAGTCACAAAGGCATTGCTTAATGAAATGCTCATGATATTTTCCTCGGTTGTTGAAAAAACGGTTTGGTTCTCGCGCCGGTTATCCAGTTACCTGGGCCGAATGCTTGCTGTTTACGTCAGCCAATCGTCAGCATCCGCTGCGGTAAGGGTCGCTACGGCCGGGTACTCCCAACCCACGCGATGTGCCTTGGGCGCGATTGTATGAGTATTTGTACAAAATGCAAATGGTGCTTGACAAATAAAAAAAACCCAGCCGAAGCTGGGTCAAAATGGCAACCTCAAGGAGATCAGGAGATATGCTGCTGGAACATCCGCTCCACCTTCTGACGGTAAGCAGCATCGGTTTTGTACTTGGGATCGTTGACCATCTGGTACAGCTCTTCCTTGCTGGGAGCGCCTTCCATCGGTGAAACCTCAATTGGCACCCGGCCCTCATAGGCAGAGCGCACCTTCATCAAAGCGCTTAGACCGCGAGCTGTGCCACCCATGATCTTGAACTCTTCAAAGTCGTCCTTGCTCCACACGCCCTTGTTGACCAGGCCGCGTGCCCAGTCCACCATGCCGTTGACTACGGCGTTGGCGTTGGGGCCGAGAGACTTCATCTCAGCTTGTGTGTCAATGGGCGGGCCAGCCATCTCAGCAGCCATCTGATTGACGTTTTGCGCCAGCTCATCAAATGCCACCTGGCTGATGCCGTACTTCTGCGCCCAGCCAACGTATTGCTTTGCCAGTGGATCGGCCTCGATGTCCTTCACGCCAAGCGCTGCAGTGTCGTATTTGCCGCCCTCTGGGGCTTTGTGTTTGCCCTGGCTGACCACCTTGCGCAAGTCAGCATAGGACTTGGCCATGGCCTCCATGTTGGCCTCGCCCTTGTCCTGGTTCCAGAAGTTTTCTGGCAACCACTCCGGGCGCTCTTTTGGCGTTCCAGGAATAGTGCCTGGCGCCAAGTCAATTGCTGTGGTCGTCTTGTGGTCGATCTCAACAGCTTGCGGGTTCTCTGTCTTGCTTTCGTCTGCCACCTGCACGCTGTCGAGTAGGCCAGAACTGGGCTCGACATTGGTTTCGGTTTCGGTCGTCATAGTTTCCTTGCTTGATTGATCCGCGCCTCGATGTCCCGAACCACGTTTCTCTGCCCTTCAGCAAAGAACGCATGGGACGGGTCTGTGCCCGGCACGGCGATGGGCACATTCACATACATGTCGCGCAACCAGGCCAGCAGCTTGTTGCCGTCCTCGGTCGAAAACACGCGAAGTGTTAGGCGCGCCAGGTCATCGCGTTGCTGGTTGGCTTCGCGGATATCGACCTGGCCGATGGCGTCGGGTTCGTCCCAGCTCATTCGATTGGGGCCTTAACAATTTCATCTGGCCCAGCGAATGGAGACATGCCAGATTTGATGCGTGTATTTGCATGCTCATATGCTTTGTCCATAATGGATGGCGGCATATTGCTAAAAAAACTTTTGCTTTCAACATCCTTACTCA